TAGTTGCGTTCATGGCTTTTTTTCTTGGTGGTATGGTAGGATGGACAGCAAGGAAAAACTTGTTGTATAATTCTACAGAGCAACCTACTTTACACCCAGAAATGTATGACGAGAACGGAAATGTTCTTGCTGATTCATTGATTGCATTTAAATTTACTGATTATGATGAAGATTTTGAAGACGAAGATTAATTATTTTGGAGTTTAATCATGGCTAAATTACCCCCCAATCCCCTTGTAACCGAAGTATTTCAAAAGGTTTCAAACGCAAAGACAAAAACGGAAAAGATTGCTATCCTGCAGGAGTACAGATCTCCTGCTCTCATCCATCTTTTCGTTTGGAACTTTGATGAGACCATTGAATCTGCACTGCCTGACGGTGAAGTTCCTTACACCCCCAATGATAACAAAACTGGTGAAGGTGTAAGCAGATTGAACAGTCAGTATAGAATTCTCTACAACTTTGTGAAGGGGGGTAATGATAGCCTCAACACTACCCGTAGGGAGTCTATGTTTATTCAGCTTCTCGAATCCCTTCACCCCGATGAAGCTGAGTGCTTGTGTACTGTAAAGGATAAGCAACTTGGAAAACGATACAAAATCACCCACAACACAGTTAAAGAAGCCTACCCAGACATCGTTTGGGGATCTCGTGGCTGATATGAAACCTTGGACTGAAGAAGAAATTCTTTGGTGTAAGAAAAAATATGGATGTCAGTTGATTCATCAGAATGCGAATGCAGTTCAACTTTCTGATACATCACTTCCAAACGACTGTCTTAAGGTAACATACGAAATTGATGGCACTATTCTCTACGACTTAACTAGAAGTAGTAAGAGAGTAAAGGTCTTTGATATGTATTGGGATAATCACCGATTGGCTCTCAAGAGTATTGACTGGGGTCCTGGCAGAGCTAATCCAAAATTGAGGGGTCAAAAACCACCGAAATCAAAATCGAAAAAATAACCCCAAATATCGGGGAAAAAAATTCCAGGTATTTTTTGGTCTGTAGGGTTCACTAGGATACAAACAGTATAAATTAATACCCTCTTGACATAAATACTTGTACGGACTATAATAGTCTTGTCGTTCATTCCATTTGCTATTTGCGAATAACGAATGGGACGCAAGTAAGCCGACTCGGAACGGATCGTTCATCCTATGTTATCATTACTGTCTGTACTATTCATGCATGTCCCACAAGACATGTATCTCAGGTGTGAGGATTATGAATGGTTAAAGGAAGGAATGGAGTCATCTACTCTTTTCACTCCTGCTGAGAAATCTGAGATTATCCTTAAATGGATTGAGCATACAGATCCTCACTGTTTTGATGACTAGGACGCAAAAGCCGACTGAAGGAACGGGTTTTAACTAACTCATTTCTTTAGGAGAAAACCAATGTCGAAAGTCGTTTATCGTGGACAATCTTACGACACCGTAGAGCGTCGTGAGCAACAGCAACAACAGCAGCAACCTCAAGCATACAACGAAGCCTATCGTGGCATCAGGTTTGTTAAGGAGGCAAAATGACACAGAAACTCAATTTTCTTCAACTCATTAAAGAGAAGAAGCAAAAAGAAGATCGTCGTCACAATGCTGTGCTCTGCATGGCAGGAAACTGCCAGGTAGGGAAGAAGTGATTCAACTCATCGCAGGTGTCTGCGTTGGGTCTACATTATTGTTTCTCTTGATTTATGGGGAAGTCCTGTTGCTTAAAAAATAATGGAAGACTACACATATCATTATGATGATATGGATAAAGATAACAGACCACCTGCCTGCTATCAACTAACTTATAGAGGATGTAGGTATTGGTCTTGCTATCGGATACACTTGCGTGATTGGTTTGAACAGTTAATGACTTTCAAACCGATCTATAATAGGAGGGGTTGAATACCCCTCTTTTTTTGTGCTATAATGCTAGAAACCGATAAAATCATGGAAAGAGACAAACTCAAATTGATCGTAAGGAATCTAAAACTTCTGGTTGATGCTTTAGAGTCGGAAGTGTTTTCTGATGTTGAAGCATATCAATATGATGAAATTTCTCAGCACATTTCAGACTACGACGAGGTATTTGACGATGACGATGGATATCCAGACTGATTGGAGATATTCCGACGAAAAGATGAAACTCAGAGAAGAGTGTATCAAAATCCTACTCGTTAAGTATGGCAGTGACTTAAATGAGGATGGTACTTCTAAATACACAAATCAGTCAATATATGAGTGTGCTCATGACTGGGTTTCTCAAGGAAACATGATTTCACATGGTATAATTAAGTACTACGAGGTGTACTATGCGTCTCAAGGACACAATTCGATTAGCCAAGAAAGCACTTAAGCAACCTTGGTTATATTCTGAAGAAGAGTTGACTTACATGCGTAAAGCAAAGAAGTCAGCAAAGCAGCAACTGAAACAAAAACACATGAGGAAGAATGACAGTACGACTGATTCAAGCAACCACGAATCCTGAAGAGAACATGGCGTATATTGCTCGTGTGAGCAATCCTGCCAACCAAGAAAATCCCAACTATGCCAAGTTGTTGGGTTACTGCATTAAGCACAACCACTGGTCTGTGTTTGAACAGAGTTTTATGACTCTGGAGATTGAGACCAATCGTGGTATCGCAGCTCAAATACTGCGCCACCGTTCTTTCACATATCAAGAGTTCTCTCAACGTTATGCTGATTCTTCCTTACTCTCGGAGAAGATCCCTCTCCCCGAACTTCGTCGGCAAGACACCAAGAATCGTCAGAATTCTATTGATGATATTTCTGAAGAAACTAAGCAAAAGTATGAAGCATTGATGAGGGATCACTTCAGGGATGCAATGGCATTGTATCAAACGATGCTTGATGAGGGTATTGCTAAAGAATGTGCTCGTTTCGTTCTTCCTTTGGCAACTCCGACTAAGATCTACATGAGTGGATCTTGCCGCAGTTGGATCCACTATATCAATCTGCGTTCTGCCAATGGAACTCAGAAGGAACACATGGACATTGCTCTAGAGTGTAAAGAGATCTTCAAGGGAGTTTTCCCCTCTGTTGCTGAAGCTCTGGAGTGGGTCTAAATAACTTTTTATGAGTAGATAATGGCAACTTATCCCGTAAAAAACACCGAAACTGGTGAGACTAAAGAAGTAATCATGAGTGTTCATGATTGGGATCAGTGGAAGATTGATAATCCCGAATGGATTAGAGATTTTTCTGATCCCAGCACCTGTCCTGGTGTTGGAGAGGTAGGAGAGTGGAAAGACAAACTTGTCAACCGCAATCCTGGTTGGAATGATGTGCTTGCTAAAGCACAAAAAGCAGGTGGAAACCGTCAAACACTAAAAATCTAACTTTTATGCCCAGAAAGAGAAAGTCTACTGATGCTTCACCCGTTGGTGCTGGTTATACAGCAAAGCAAATGAAACGAAAGAAGCCTATCAACCAAGATTTACTGGTTGATATTGAACCTTTAACTGAAAACCAAAGAAAGTTTTTTGCCGCATACGAAAAGGGTCAAAATTCATTCTTATATGGATGTGCTGGAACGGGTAAAACCTTTATTGCGTTATACAATGCTCTGAAAGACGTTCTCAATGAGTACACTCCCTATAACAAGATCTATATCATTCGTTCTTTGGTAGCAACCAGAGAAATTGGTTTCCTTCCTGGTGACCACGAAGATAAATCGGCACTTTACCAGATTCCTTATAAGAACATGGTGAAGTACATGTTTGAGATGCCTACAGATGCTGACTTTGAGATGCTCTATGGCAATCTTAAGGCACAGGAAACGATTAGTTTCTGGTCTACATCATTTGTTCGTGGAACTACCTTTGATGATGCGATTCTCATCGTTGATGAGTGTCAAAACTTGAATTTTCATGAATTAGATAGTATAATTACACGAGTGGGTGATAACTCTAAAATTATGTTCTGTGGTGATGCCACCCAAACAGACCTTACCAAATCTTATGAAAGAAATGGAATCCTTGATTTCATGAAAATCATTGAACAAATGGAATCCTTCAATATTGTCGAATTTGACACTGAAGATATCGTTCGTTCTGGTCTGGTCAAAGAATATCTTATTAAGAAACTGGCACTAGGATTTTAATGTTTAATTTTGTTGATGTTGGTCTTCCTCAACTTGAGAGGGAGACCATTGATGGGGTCCGTTATTACAAACTCCCCACAGAAGAAGAACTTCGACGACTGGTGTCCATTACTTCGGTCACCAGTTTTTACAACAGGCAGATTTTCCTTGACTGGAGGAAAAAGGTCGGAGAAGATACTGCTAATAAGATTACTAAGGCAGCAACCAGTCGTGGGACTGATATGCACTCTCTTGCCGAGAGTTATCTAAAGAACGAAGATCTCCCTTCCGTTCAACCCTTATCCGAGTATTTGTTCAAGCAAGCAAAGCCATATCTTAATAAGATTGACAATATCCATGCTTTAGAAGACAGTCTTTACAGTCTACACTTGGGGATTGCTGGAACTGTCGATTGTATTGCTGAGTATGATGGTGAGTTGGCAGTCATTGACTTTAAGACTACCAAGAAACCAAAACCAAAAGAATGGATTGAAAATTATTTTGTTCAGGCAGCAGCATATGCCTGCATGTTCTACGAATTGACAGATATCCTTGTCAAGAAGTTTGTTATCCTCATGTCATGTGAAAATGGTGAAGTTGTAGAGTATGTGATTAGAGGTGAAGAAAAAGTAGAGTATATCAAATTACTTGGAAAATATGTCCAAAACTTTGTAGAACACAAGCTATCTGAATATGGAACAAGAACTTAAAAAAGTATTCGATCAGAAATTCCTTACTGCTACTACCTTTGCGATGGAAATCGAGAGGATTGTACAGAGGGAAGAAGATATGAACTACATAGATGCTATAATTCACTTTTGTGAAGAAAATGGCATTGAAGTAGAATCAGTGTCTAAGATTATTTCTAAACCACTGAAAGAAAAGATTAAGTGTGATGCACTTAAACTTAACTTCATGAAGAAAACATCTCGAGCTCGTTTACCTATTGATTGAACATGACATCGTATACAACTGGACCCATGGGAATCCAGATGCCAACTCAAATGATCAGAGTTGCTGGTGCTCAGATTCCCGTAGGAACTAATATTCAAGCAAATAAAGTTGAGATTCTCAAATCCCTTGATTGGGCAAAAGAGAATGAAGTTGATCATCTCCTGACCCCAGAGTGTGCTCTCTCTGGATATCTTGGTGGTTGGGAAGATAATATGGAAGAGATTAAAGATGCACTCAAAGAAGTTGAAGAACATCAAAAGAAGTGTAATCTTTACCTTCATCTTGGCACAAACTTTGAAGAACAAGAATCAAAGGGTCTTATTCGTCGGAATGAGATTAGACACTACCACAGGGAAGGTCATATCGTTGGTGCCACTTTCAAAACTTTTGTTTTGAATGAAATGGAGCATGTTCTCGGAAGAGATCATGAACGAGATCCTGTAGTCGTCGTAGAATTAGTGGAAAGGACACCAGATAGGTATTATCTACCTGCTGCTGCCTCTCTCATCTGTAATGATCTCTGGGGTCATGGTGAGGCTAAAGAACCACCCATTACTAGTAAATTCAAAGAGATGGGTTTGGATCTTATGTTCCATGCTACTAATGGTAGAAAGATGGAACTAGATGATCCTCAAATGATTGTGTTTGACTCATGGCATGATGCATTCCTTAGAATGACTTCCATGAATACCCTGATTCCTATTCTCACTGTCGATTCTTGTACGGATTGGAGATGGGATGGTGATGAAGATGAGGTGACTCATTATCATACCTCTAGTCAAAGTGGATTCATTGACTATAATGGATGGCAGACAGATGTTCCTCGTGTTGGTCGTCAGTATTTCTATTATGACCATGATGTAACTCTGTCTCCATACGAAAAGTTCCAATATATGATGCAACTTCGTGAACAAGAACAAGATCCCAGTGACTCCGTTTGATTGCTATCAAACATATTTGTCATTGAAAAACCACTTCACTAAGGAGAAGTATGACTTCTTCCAGTATGGTGGTCGGACTAGGGCATCTGTCTCTGCGTTCAACAAACGCAAGGACAAATACTGGTTCGAAAAAATGTCCAGACAGAAGAAAGACGAAGAGGTTCGTGACTACTTCGTGGCAAACTTTATTTCATCAGATTCCCCTGAAAAGATATGGATTGGAGAATTAATAAAAGAAGGAGAAACCGAGTATCAAAACTGGCGCAAAAGGACGCAGAGTTTGAGCTACTTGTTCAGAGAACAATCCGAAGAATTGCTATCGTTGAACGGATTAGAGACACTGTTCGACTGTTCCAATGGTCATCCGATTCTTCTCAAAAAGTATCTTGGTGGAAAAGTTTCACTAGAAACTTTAGTGATCTATGATAAAATATTTGAGTTCAGGAAAAGGTTTGACAAACAGCTGAACGACCCTATCTGGAGTTCGGTTTCCCTCAAAATTAAGAAGTACGAACCCTTTCTAAATATCGATGTGCCAAAGCACAAACAAATCCTAAGGAGTATGATCTGTGAGTGATTTCTTTAAATCTGATGTAGTTCGTGCCGAGCTCGCAGAAATCAATCGACTTCAGGAAGACATCTATCAAAACATGGCTTCCTTTGATTCTCTTACTTTGGAAGAGAAACTTGACAACCTCAGTCTTCTCGATGACTTGGTTGACAAGCAACAAATCATGTGGACTCGTCTCTCCCTTGCGGGTGACGATCCCGATGCGGTTCAGATGAAGGAGCAAATCCAAGCATCTGCTATAATGATGGGGTTCCCAAAGAACACCGATGTTGGGGTCTTGTTCGGTAACATGAAAAAGACCCTTGAAGAAGTCCGTAGTCGTGTTGACAAAGACTCCTAATCATCCTAAAATACACAAGTCAAAGGCCAAATCTAATGTCATTCGCAAATCTCAAAAAGCAGTCCTCTCTGGGTTCCCTCACTAACAAACTGGTGAAGGAAGTGGAGAAGATGAACAGCAATGGTGGTTCTGGAGACGATCGTCTCTGGAAGCCCGAGGTAGATAAAGCAGGTAACGGGTATGCTGTCGTCCGTTTCCTTCCTGCTCCCGACGGGGAAGACCTGCCTTGGGCAAAGATGTACTCCCATGCCTTCCAAGGTCCTGGTGGTTGGTACATTG